CGAGTCACCAATCTTTAAAATGAAATATCACATCTGTGGAAATCTCCTTTGTTTAGTGAAGAACTATTTCTATTTAAAGGTTATTTTTAATCATATACGTTACTGAAAGGAAAAAGCCCAGCTTTAAAAACCTTTCAGAACAATGATTGGATCATTTTGCCAGCAGCAATCATCTTGGGAAGATTTTTGATGACAAAAGCCCCAGTCCTACGTACTTCCTTCAGGATTGCAGTCCACTGCTCGTGAGATGGGTTGCACATAGTTATTGGAACATGATTGAAGGTTTCGAAAACTCTGGCGCAAATGGTATCATCAGTTGCACCTGGAGGAACGAAACTCTTTCTCTCAGGACCAAATTTCCTATTTTCTGTAACAACTTGCCACACGGCGCAAACTCTCACATGCAAGCTTGCCTCTGTAGGGTCATTAACCCTACCAGCAATAGCGAGCACATTAGAGCGGAAGTCGACATTAGCACCCTTGTAATCATGCCATGTCTTCCAACCGACCAGATTACGAGGCAACCAAGCACAGTAAGCACCATCCTTGGCATTCCCGGTGTAAGCTCCGGCACGACCAGCGAGAGTGTTGTAATCAACAATATTATCAACTCTCAAGTTGGCCTCACCCGAATACACATCAGAAGCGATATCTCCTCCTTTCTCGAGAAGATTACTTCTGTTCTGGACTAGCATAGACATAGAGACGCAACGATAAGCCCTAAAAGACTCGTCAGTAGCATCTTCAGCATCATAAACAAAGGCAGCCCCAGTTCCAGACTGTGAAGTAGAAGAAGGAAGAGCGGTAAAACCGTCTAGCCTCAACTTGTAACTCCACAAGTCAGTACTGTAGATTCCGGCAGTCTTACCGAGGACCAAATAGATGAAGTTGTACGAAGAAAAATCAACAGCACCATAAGATCCACCGTAATTACTACCTGTACCATTGCCGATCTCTGCAAGCAAAGTGTCTGATGTAAAGTTAGGGAACGATGAGGAACCAAAAAGCTGTAGAAGGTAAGTGTTAGCAGTAGAAGCCACTTGGAAGAAGAAGGCTTCCAACAAAGTGTTGACACCAGCAGATTTGATGGGTGACTTGGAGATATCAGCCACGAAAGCGTGATGAAGTCCAGTAACCGTAGCACCATATCTTTTAGTCTCAACAATGTAGGAAGAATCCTCATTCTTCAGCCGAAAAGGAAAAGTAGCAGCAGAAACATTACTCCCATGAGGACCTCCCAAAGTGAGGAACCCAGAGGGGTTAGTTACATACGTCTTACTCTTCCCTTCAGCACCTTCATCTCGGATATTAGTTGCACCAGGAGTGTCCGAAGGGACATACATGGAAGCAGCTTGCACCGAGGTTCCAGTACCAGTGTGGGCAGTAGTTCCCCCACTAGCACCAGATACAGCGAGGTGCCCCAACGCATGAGGAGCAGCTATTGCAGAAAACTCTCCCGACGTCGGATCAACGTCCAGAGGTATATCTGTAATAGTAGTAATGAGATGAGTCTCATCAGAAATTCCAGCAGCATCAGGTACTCCGATAATGGAGCCTGGCCCTCGAGTAGTTTCCTCAGGGTTAAGCATTTGGAGAGCCAATCTGTCAGCAAGCCCATTACCAGGGCCGGCGTTAACATGAGCGACGCCTGATGAGACATTTCTCTTTTTTGCAGTTTTAGGTTCGACTTTAATAGTCACCTTTTCTTCAACTTTTTTCTTGTCCTTAGACATTGGAAGTATACTTAATACTTCCGCCTTCCGCCTCCTAGTCTGAAGGTAAGAGGAATGGATCTCGATACCAGTCCAGAATCTAAACAATCTTGTTGAGCTCTTAACTAGCTTGGGATTCATTCCGAGTTGATGAATAAAGACCAGCAAGAGTTTGCGGATCTTATCGATGACCAAAACGCCGTCCTTATCAACACACAACGAATAAAACCAATTATCGTAAGCAGCCAGTACCTTTTGGTAACAAGCATGCAAGTCAGGGACCCCTTTACTACCACTAACCCAAGGGAAAGCAGCAGCAAACTTTCCAAAGTGAAAAGGAACAGGAACATAAACACTAGGGTGTATTTCTCTGAACTCTTTTCCTAAGAAATTAGTCCCCCACACAGTAGAATAAGGGCCATCAACTGTGTGAGGTAGAGGTATGATCTTATGTACGATATAAGGCAAACCCGTTATAGCGTCATCACTGCTATTAACAAAGAACCGGAGGGGATCATCCACACCCAAACGGATAGCAGAAGCGATAATCCACAACTTATGACCAAGATCGTCATCAGAATGTGTAGTAAAGCAACCACTTGGCAGACCAAAGCTTTTTTGAACAATAAAGTTGTCCTTAGTTAGCATAAAACTCCTAGAAGCTTCATGATAACACCAGCGATGGACTGCCTCCGGCAGATCAGCTATGAGTTTCTTTCGAATCGAGGATATAAGCGACATGACATACGGAGTCATGTAAGCAGAATCAAATTTCACGCCATCGATTGACCTGAATCCATCAGATTCAGGATGCAATTCAACTTGCGAAACACACGAAACGAAAGAACCTCTCATAGCCGAAACCCCTAAAGCAAAACCAGGAAGATC